GACCAGTATCGGCAGATTAAAGAAGCTATGACTTATATGCCAAGAACTCAAGGCGGGTTAGAGGGTGTTCAGCAGATCGGTGAGTTCTTTGAGCCCGTTGGTCAATTGTACGAGCAGTACGGCGAGGCGGTAGGTGAGTCAACGGGAAGCCCACTGACTGGAGAATACTTTGAAGAGTTTGTTGACCCGCTATTCTTCTTGGGCGGCCTTGGCGGTATACCTAAGAGAGCCGGGCGTATTGCTGATGCTGCTGAAGATATGCCAAGATTTGCAGAAAACATAGCGTCTCAAACAACCCAGAGATCTAACACTGTTGGCACAGCGGTGAAGGCGTCAAACTACCTTGATGAGATAGGCGCCAAAGGAAAGACTTTAGACTACGGTGCCGGGCTTGGGGAGAACGCCAAAGCAATTAAGGCAGATGAGACCTTTTGAGCCATTCCCCACAGGGCGAGTTCAATCCTACATACACAGACCCTGCTCAGGTTCCTGCCAACTCTTATGGTCGAATCGTATCTACTAACGTCTTGAACGTGTTGCCGCCTGATATTCGTTTAGAGGCGGTTAAGACGATTGGTAAGGCATTAGAACCCGGCGGTACAGCGTTGATTCAGACATGGGATGTTGGCGCGGCGAAGGCTGGCATGAAGTCTAAGAAGGCCACACCTGTTGCTGATGAGGCCAACGCATATACTGCGTCGGCAGGAAGCTATCAGAAAGGCTTTAGCAAGCAAGAGCTACAAGAGTACATTGCAAATACTCTTGGTCCAGGATACCTAGTTGAGCCTGTGCCCAATAAGGCAGGTATTAGTGGCACTGCGGTTACTATTAAGAAGATTGCAGACCCGTCAATACAGATTGACTTAGGCATACCTGAGGCTGACCTTGATTCTATTGTTGAGCAAGCAATCACGGCGTACCATGGTAGTGGTGCAAACTTTGATAAGTTTGATTTGGACTTTATTGGTACTGGTGAAGGTGCTCAGGCATACGGGTATGGGCTTTACTTTGCTGAGGCTGAGAAAGTGGCTGAGGGTTATAAGGAAGCATTGACGGAGCCTAGAGTGTTGTTAGACAACAAGCCATTAGGCGATGTTTACACAGCAGATATTAGAGAAGGGTTTAAAGGTTTTTATAACGGTATAGTTGACCGTCAAATTGAAGAATACGCCGATATGTTTGCTGATGCCGCTAGTGATTTAGGTCTTGATGATGCAGACGCTTACGATGCGGCATTAAATTATCTGGAGGCAAGCAAGGCGCAGTTAATGGAAGGCGCACCAAATAAAGTCATTGACGACAAAGCTTTTAACGCAACATTAAAATTAAAAGAACAGTTCGGTGAAGTCGGTCTTGATGAAAAGATGTTTTATGACCTACAAGATACAATCAACGATATTGATGGAATCATTGCCAACCTTGGGCAAGGTGGCGGTAGCCAATCGGACTTTGATTACATAGTTGATAATTATTTAAGTCCTCCTCAGAGAACATTGTACGAAGAATATTTTGCTGACAAGATAAAATTTGATGAACCGGAGGGAGCTATGTACGAAGTAAGAATTAAAGCGAAGCCAGATGAACTGCTTGACTGGGACAAGCCATTTAGTGAGCAGTCAAAAAAAGTACAAGAAGCAATAACAAAGATACTCCCACAAAAAACAAGCAAGTTTTGAAAGCAATGAGCAAAGAGGATTTAAGGGGGTTATTAGAGCGAATTGATCCAAATGGTGTGTACTCTGATGAGGCATCGTTAAAAGAGTTTGGTGAATTACCAACCAAGCAAGATTTTCTTGACTCAATTGAAAGAATGGAGGAAGACGACCCTGGGTCGGTTACTTCGTATTTAACCGAGGGTATAACACCAGATCAATCTGGAAGAACAATTTATGAACGCCTTGTAACAAGGCTGGGTGGCGGAGATAGGCTAGACAACCGAAACAAGCCATCTGCAATAGCATCTGAGCGCTTAAATGAGCTTGGCATTAAAGGCATACGCTACGCTGATGGTCTATCTCGTGGTAAAGAAGGTGGCACAAGTAATTTTGTTATCTTTGACCCTAGAATCATTGATATTGCGAAAAAGTACGGAGTTGCTATCCCGGTGGCTGGATATATATTGAGTCAAGCAGAGGGTCAGCAACAGCAACAGCCACAGGCGTAATGTTGCATATATTGAAATATGGTAAGATAATCAAGAATTAGCGGCAACCGCCCAGCCGCAAACGATGGGTAGAGTTACAATGAGGTTAGTTATGGCAGATAGTGACGAGCTATTGGACACTGAGACTCGAAGAGATCGAAGAGGTTGAAGAAGAATCGGAACTTGAAGACGAGTATGAATCTAAGGCTGATGCTGAAGAGGAAGACGAGGACGAAGGTGAAGATGACGAGCTGGTAGTCACAATTGGGGAGGATTCGCCACCCCCCAGAAGAGGCAACACAGGCACCCGAGTGGGTGCGGGATTTGCGTAAGCAGTACCGTGAAGAGAAGAAGTATCGGAAAGAGTTAGAGTGAAAGCTGCAGGAAGCGACAAAAAGGTGAAAGAAAAACAGGCCGCCACCTTGCCTTCGAAACCTACGCTGGAAGCCGCTGATTACGATACAGATCGGTATGAGAACATGCTTGCGAACTGGTACGAGCGAAAGCGTCAGTACGAGGCAGAGCAGGAAGCGGTCAAACAGAAAAGAACAGCAAGTTCAATCTGAATGGCAGCAGAAGCTTGAGTCTTACTCTGAAGCTAAAGCGTCATTACGGGTTCGCGACTTTGAGGACGCAGAGGATTTGGTCACTGAGCAATTCTCTACTACTCAGCAGGGCATGATCTTGGCAGGCGCAGATAACCCGGCGTTGCTTGTATATGCTCTTGGGAAGAATCCCAGGAAGGCGGCTGAACTAGCCTCAATACAAGACCCAGTGAAGTTCGCGTTTACACTGGCTAAAATGGAGACGCAGTTGAAAACTAGTAAACGATACTGCACCGCCCCCAGACGAGGACGGTAAAGGGTACCGGCACTTTGAGTGGTAGTGTGGATAGAACTTTGGAACGTTTGCGCGAAGAAGCGGCGAAGACTGGCGACTTTACCAAAGTCGTTGCGTACAAGCGGCAGAAGCGCGGCTAATTAAACATGGAAGATCAAGTAAAAAAGGCTTCTAGCAGTAGCGAAAGATCAAGAAAGTGGAGAAAGGCTAACAAGGATCGCAAGAGGGAATACCAGAAAATCTGGAGAGAACTTAACGCAGATCATGTTGCTGAGTATCAAAAAGAATATCACGAGCAGTATCGATTGCGAGAGGATGTTCAATTCAATACTTGGGTTCGCAATTTGCGCAGAAACTACAAGATGACCCCTAAAGATTTTAATTTTCTATGGGAGATTCAAAATGGTCGATGCGGAATTTGTAAAATTAAAATGGAGCCCAGAGGTAGGGGCAAGATATCGGCAGTAGTCGATCATTGCCATACTACCGAACAAGTTCGAGGTTTGCTATGCAGGTCTTGCAACACGGGTATTGGACACTTTAGTGATAATATTGACACTCTTAGTTCTGCCATAGAATACTTGAAAATCCGTACTGAAAAGGTAATTAATCATGAGCAATAGTTTTAGCAAAGAAGAGCGCGTAGCGTTCGAACAGATCTTGGAAGGTTTCCAAGACGCACTTGTACTTTCACGTAACGTGAACGTATACAACACTGACCAAGCAATGATGGAGCGCACTAACGACACCATTTGGCGTCCAATGCCTTACATTGCTGATTCAATCGATGCCGCTGCTGGCACAGACATTAGTGCAAGTTTCAAAGACTTCACTCAGTTGGCTGTACCTGCAACTATCGGCTTCAACAAGGCTGTGCCTTTCTCACTGAACGCGAAAGAACTTCGTGACCAGTTACAAGAAGGCCGTCTTGGCGAAGCAGCTAAGCAGAAGCTTGCGTCTGATATCAACGTTGCTGTCATGAACGTAGCCGCTAACCAAGGTACTTTGGTTGTTGCGCGTACTGGCGCCGCGTCTGGTTTCGATGACGTTGCTGAGTGTGAAGCGATCATGAACGAGCAGGGCGTAATGGACGATGCCCGTTACCTCGCTCTGTCAACTCGCGATTACAACGGCATGGCAAGCAACTTGGCAGCACGTCAGACTCTGACTGGCAAGCCTTTGACTGCATACGAGAAAGCATTTGTTGGCGAAGTAGCGTCTTTCGAGACTTACAAGCTTGACTACGCTAACCGTATCGTTGCCAACGCTGCGACAGTAACCATTGATACTGACGGTGCTAACATTGACTACGTACCTGCTGCTACTTCAACTTCGGTTGGTGGTCAGATCAACGTAGACAACCGTTACCAGACTGTCACTGTATCGACTACTACTGGCGTTACTGCTGGCGATGCGTTCACAATTGCTGGTATCAATGCGGTTCACCCACATCACTAAAGCAGGACACCGGGCAGCCTAAGACCTTCCGTGTATTGTCTGTTGATAGTGCAACCACAATGACTATCTCACCTCCAATCATCTCTGCCTCAAGCACTCCAACTGACGCAGAAGAGCAGTACCAGAACTGTGTTGCTAACAGTGTATCTAACACTGCTGCCGATCACTTTCTTGAACGTCACTGCTGCTTCAGTTAACTGTTTCTGGCACCGTGATGCGATTGAGTTGTTGCCCGGTCGTTACTCAGTACCCGGAGATGCCGGTGTTGACGTAATGCGAGCAGCTACCGATCAAGGTATCGAGCTTGTCATGACCAAGCAGTACGACATTAACACTATGAAGACCAAGTATCGTCTTGATACTCTCTTCGGTGTGTCAATGGTTAACCCCGAAATGGCAGGTATCCTGCTCTTCGGTCAGTCGTAAGACTATAGGGGGTCTTCGGGCCCCCAATCTTTTCGGAGTCTTATATGCCTGTACGCAAAGTCAAAGGTGGTTATCAGTGGGGGACTTCTGGTAAGGTTTACAAAACCAAGGCCGCTGCTGAGCGTCAAGGTAAAGCTATCTACGCCAGCGGTTACAAAGGTAAGCGCAAATGAAACCACGTCAAGGTAAAGCTAAAGTCAAAGTCACGTCCAGTGGCAAGAAAGTATCTTACGGCCAGAAAGGCGCCAGCGTTAAGCCCGGCACCAAGAAGGGCGATTCCTACTGTGCTCGGTCTGCCGGTCAGATGAAATCACACCCTAAAGCTGCAAAGGACCCAAACTCCCCGTTACGGCTATCACGTAAGCGCTGGAAGTGTTCGGGCACCAAGTCGAGGAGATCGTCATGCCAAGTTGCGAGAACCAAGGTAAGAAACGTGCCAAGTAAAGGACTATACGCAAATATTCACGCTAAGCGTAAACGCATTAAGGCTGGCTCTGATGAGAAGATGAGAAAGCCCGGCGCTAAAGGTGCGCCATCTGCAAAAGCTTTTAAGCAAGCAGCCAAGACAGCGAGGAAGAAGAAATGAAATATCGCGGTAAAGACCCAAGAGCAACTGTTACTGGCGGCGGCTCGAAATCTACCGGTGGAAGCTCTAAATCAAAGTATCGTGGAGCTCCTGTATCGGGCTCTGCTGGCTTTTATAAGGGTAGGGGATATGAGCGTCCTGCCGCACCTGCGCCGGCCACTACGGGCACTACAGCGCGTCCTATGATGGGTAGTGCTGGCGGTGCTACTGGTGTACCCAGAGGCGGAAGAACAGGTGGCGCGACAAACGCAAGAGCAATGCTTAGAGATCAAGTATCTCAGTTACGACAACAGCAATTGCGTGACCAGCTACGCTATTTACGACAGCAGGGACTGATCGATGTTTAAGATTTACAAGCCAATCGGCGATGACCACTACCAGCGAATCGTTGTGAAAGACCCAACGGCGTATCTGGATAACGGCTGGTACATGTCGATAGCAGATCACAAGGCACCGGTTAATGAGCCACAAGACGATGCGGCGCCAACTCGAGAAGAGATGGAAATTAAAGCCGATGAGTTGGGTATATGGTATGATGGGCGGACTAGTGACAAGAAGCTTTTAGAGCGAATTACCGAGGCGCTTAAATGAGCTATACCAAACGACAATTTGTTACCGCTGCTTTCGAGGAGATCGGGCTGGCGTCTTACGTCTTCGATCTTACCGATGA